TAATGAAAAATCCTTTCTTGGAATTGATCCGGCCATTAAATTTCTCCAGCCCTGAATTTTTCTGTTGTTTTCTTCTGGGCTTCTACATTGCGCGCCAGCACATCGCCAATCTCGGTGGTGTAGGAAGGCGCGCCGATCTGCGGAGCAATCCCTCCGGTGTAATTGACCGGAGCCACACCGCCTCCGTAAGCAACCATTGGCTCCACGCTGGCAAACGGACTTTGCCCGTAGGTGCGTTCAAATTGACGGGCAAGTTGTCCGCCTATTGCACGCTTCAAGGCAAAGGCTTCCGGGCTATACTCGTACTGCCGACGAAGGGTTTCCATCGTGCGTTGCGGTCCGTACTGCCTCTCAAGCTGGAGACCGGTCTGAACCTGGGCAAGCTGGTCGGCGGCGGATAGTTGACGCTCCAGTTGGCGCTGTTCGGGCATATATTTGACCCGAAGTGCGTTTTCTAAAGCCGCAATATCTGGAGCCTTCTCAACATAAGTTTCCAGCGAGGAGCGGTAGAAAAGGGAATTTGCCTGCGCCGCCTTGATCGGGTCGGGAGGAGGAGGTGGTGCCGGGATGGATGGTCCGCCGCCCATTAGTTTAGTGCCTTTCGCATAAAATTGTAGTAGTCGTACTCCTTGTATGTGCCGTTGCGTTTGAAGGTGATCCTCCTGCGCGGACCGAATCTATCCCAAAGGATACTCAGCAGGCACTTTAGAGCCTTGCGACTCAAGCCGTTACTTTTACCATCAATCGAGGTCACGGTCAAGTCCACGAACACCGTGTCGCCATCCTCGGTATGTTCATAGTGTTCAGGGGCTTCCATCCCGCGAACACACCTTGCAATGGCAACCCCGGCAATCTTGTCGCCATCCTTGGCAACGCCCACAAGCCCGCGATTTTCGTGCCATGCAAACCACTCCCTAAAGCTTGGCCACATGGACTCCTCAACCCCGGATGCTTCTATGTATTCCACCGCCGTCACGAGATGTTCTTCTGCACCTCGATGGTGTCCGGGTTGGCCGCAGCCGTGATCTGGCGGATGGCTAGCTTGTTGGCCGCGCTTGTGATCTTGATATTCAACAAACGCCATTTCTGGTAAGCACGGAGGTCACTTGCAATCCTTTTCTTTACAGATGTAGGCAACTGGGCCGGAAGGACGAATGGCAATGTCAAGGCAGCGCTGGATACGTTTAGGTTGGGTTGAACGTCAATATCGCCAACGTCAATATCCCGCTGTATGGAGATGGTGGTATCCGTGGAAAAAGAATCGTCAAAAACAACCTCAAAGTGGCTTCCGTGTTTTTCAGCAAATGGGTCGCCAAAATTGAAATCCTTTGTGCGGACATAGGATTCGTAGTCCACGCCTGCATCCTGGTAGTCGTAGGTCGTCACTTGGGCTGGCGATTTGTATCCGCTGTACTTTTGGATCTGTCCGGTTGTCGATTTCATCATCAACCGAAGCCCTTCATCCTGAAAATTGCTCAAAGTAAACTGCATCACATTGGGAGTCCATGTACCCTCAAATGCTCCCAGTACGGTGTTGTATACGATGATGGTGTCATTGAAGTCGTTTGAGCCAGTAGGAACTGCCAGAAAGTAGCGGTTGTCGTAAAATGCAGCCGTGCTGATTCCAATCTCTGCAACGTTGATGTCCTGAATCACATCCTTGATAACCTCGGAAATTGGAAGACCAACCGAGGTAAAGTCGTCTGCCGCAGACCTAACCAACGAGCGGATACCATCATCAGAAAGGAAAAAGATGTCTGAATTCACCTGCACGGCTGACCCATCGGCCACGCACCCGGTGTTATTTGAAATAAGCTGGATCACCCAATCCGCCGCGCTAGTCATGCTTGGCGGTATTGTTACCTGGAATATGCGCCGTTTCTTGAAAACGATGATGCGGTTTTCGTAGTAGGGAACGATGGCGGTTATCTCGTCTCCATCATCTCCGTTGATAACCGCGCTGTTTGCAGAATCCCAAATTGATGCGTCCAGAATGTCGGATGCGTAAAGCGTGTTTCGGTTCCCGGCTGATCCAACGCCAAATAGGCGGTTGCCTGTGTTGATTAAAAGCCTGAGATTGAGCGGAGGCGGACTGACCGTGGCCGTTGCAGTTGCGCCAGAGCCGTTGCCAATAATTGTCACGGTCGGTGCGCCGGAGTAACCAGATCCACCATCTACCACGGTTACGCTGGTGACAGCACCACCGGCAACCTGAGTAATCAGGGTGGGCAATGTGCCACCCCAATCAGGCCCGGTCACAATGGCGGTCGCACTGGTGTAGCCTGTTCCGCCCGTCGAGATGGTGATAGCTCGAACCTTTCCTCCCTGCCTGGTTGCAATGTCGCCATCGTAGTAATAAAGCGGACCATCGGAATCAGCCATGTACATCTTGTCGTTGAACTGTGCCATGCTTACTTTGGTATCGAAAGTTGTTGAAAATCCGTCAGCCCACTGCTGGTTTTCGCTACCCCAAGTTCTTGCAACGCTATTCCAGATTTCATCAGCCGGATGGATGTCGGCTGCTCCGGTTGAATCAATGGTGTAAAGACGACCTTGCGTAACCGTGACAAGATCTTCATTTTGCGCCGTATCATAGTACCGCATACCGCCAATTGATCCCTCTTGGCTGGTAGCCGTTGTGTTGAAGTTGGTAACACCACGCCGGGTCTCAAGACTCCCCTTTGGCGACAGAGTCATGTTGACCAACTGCTGAACTTGGTTTTCGGCCAAAAGGTCTGATTGCAGACCGCTGGCCTGACCACCCGCAAAACTGCGGATGCCGTCAAACGCCAATAGGTCGTCGAGGTTGTCCGAGTAGTAGGGCATTAGGAGGCGGTGATTTCTTCTGTGGTGAGGTCGCCCAGGCTGGACGGCGTGATCTGCTTGATCCCGCCAACCTGACTCAGTTCGTAGTTGGCCATTGCCGCAAGGTCGGCATTGGCAGTCTGAACGACCGATTGAGCCTTGGCGTACTGCCGTTCACGCTCTAGGGCATCGGCGTGGGTAAGGGAAAGAACCACCTGATGAACGTGGGGCAGGCGAAGCTCGTCATCCAACGCCTGCGTAGTAGGCGGGAAATCAACTACAATGTTTGTGCGGGTTAGGCACTTCAGCTTTTCCACCACCCGCAGGCTTATCGTCCCAGCAGTTTCCAATCGCGGATACAGATCAAGCTGTGCAATTCCGCTCGTATTGCGGCCAGTAAAGTGATACAGCACCGGAGTGCCGGTGCGGGTATCCTCAAGAAGATCCGAATCCTGGCTAATGATGGTGGCAAGGTCGATGGGTTCAACTTCGGATTGGTCATAGGATACAGAGAGCGGTGTCTCCACGTTGGTTCCTAGCGTGATGGTGCGGTTTGTTCCGACCGAATAGGTGGAACTGGTAACGGTTTCGCGCCAGGGGGCAAAGTTCCAGACCCGGCGGTAAGCCAAGCTTGCGGCTTTCTGGAGGAAAGTCAGCGTTTCAGAGTCGGTCTTTCCGACCTTCTCGCCGGCGTATTGGGCTATTTCAGACAGGGTCATTTACTTGTTCCTCAGGTTGCTGGATCGGCTCGGTGTTGAAACGCTCGTACACCTCGCCATCCACCTCCTCAGTATACGCGCCTGTGACTCTTTCGCCAGCGGGTACGCTGGCTGGGTGGTAGGGCTTGACCCCAATCTGGGCAAGCTGTTCCTTGCTCCAGCACCAGAAGATGCTGGCTGGATGGTTGACATCTTCTATGCGGATGCCTTGGGGTTGGCGGATGATGTTATTGGTTGACGTGATCCACATATGGTCTCCTATCTTGCTCTGGCGTATTTGAAAGGTGATTCGGCGAAAGCCATAAATATGTAAGTTACTCCATTTGCATTTCCCCTAGAATCAGAACCCCTTAATTTGAATCCAGATGAAACTCCATCAATGACATCGGCAGCCGCATCAACATCTGTGGTTTCTGCTTGATTGCTATTAGCTAAAAGCCATTTATTCATTAAATTAAAATCGCTTCTTGCGGTATCAAACATAAGCCACTCATATCCAGCACCACCAGTTGATGATGCCTTAATCATCACCCACCTCGGCCTAAACCCGCACCACACAAACGGCCCGTCTGCCGACCCGTTGCCGGTGTAGCTTCCGAACCGAGAGTAGCCTTCGATTTCGGAAAATAGGTAAGAGATGTATGTGTCGTTATTTGCATTGACCGCCGCGTTTGTTCCAACCGAGAACACGCTTGATGTTGGGCTAGTGGAGTTCCAATAGTCTGCACCGGTTGCAGTTGCGGAAGTTGAGTTAAGTCCTAGATATGTTGTGTTCGCAATGGACGTATGCCAAACTGGCCACCCCTGATCCGCCCCAGCCGTTGTGCGAGCCTTTACAATAATCATCTTTGGGGCAACGCCAAGGTTATGGCTTATTGTTCGGTTCGCCCCGTTGCCAGTGTAGCTTATAATATCTAGTCCATCCTGAGATGATTTGTCCCATGCCCATGCCACATATTGCGTCCCGCTTGTGTTTACAAGCGTGCCTGTTCCGATTGTGAACCCATTCGAATTAAAAGATGTAAGTCCAGTTGAGCTTGTTACCTCATCGCCAGTTGTGTCGCTTGATAGTTGTTTTTGTGTACCCCTTGTCGTGTCGTAAATTGCATGGCTAGTTGCTGCTCCTCGGTTTTTAATCCAAACCAAATCAGGGCTAAACCCAAGGCTGGAAACTGAATTTGATGCTCCAGTACCAGTATAGGCAACCACGTCCATGGCCTTGCTTGGTTTTTGAATTGATGGCTGGTTAAGGTTTTGAGTGCAGAGAGCCTTGAAGCCCGTTGGGGCGGTATATGCGAAGGGGCGTTGGCCGAAGTTGACTACAAATGAAGTATTTCTTGCGCTACTTCCATCAGCAAACCATGGAAACATTGTTTTATTCGCAAGCGAATATGAAATTGCTCCTTGGCTGACATTATTTTTATAGAATGTTATTGACCCAGAATCAGAATTAACTGCAACACCAATAATATCATTTTGACCATATGTTGATCCATACGATGAATTTGCGGTATCAACATATTTTTCTCCAGAAAATGCATAATAAACCGCATAAGTTGAAGATGCTGGTGATGTTGAAATTCCACAAAAAGAATCAAATCCATTTCCGTCATTTGGGGTAAATTCCCAATACCATTTTCCGGTTGATGGAATTGCAAAATTTCCAAATGCACCTCCAGACGGAGCCACTCCTCCGGTTGAACATTCTAAATTTCCATTAGATAATGATGCTCCCTGTAATGATAATGGATTTAATGTTGCATAGTTCCCCCTCACCTCCCCGCCCAACCCAGTATCCGTCCCATAATTCGTCGGACTATCCACAAGGCTATCGTTGCCTGCTCCTGCGGTGACGGAGAAGTTGTTTGGAGTCCAGTTGTTTCCATTCCCGCTGGAGTCCTTGCCAAGCGTGGTGGAGGTGGTTCCGCTGTTGTCGGCGAACTTCAAATAAAACCCATTCGTCCCATACGTCCCGCTATAAGCCTTCGCCTTCCAGCGGCCTGTGATGGCATCGGTTTCGCCGAAGGACGATGGGGTCAGGGCTTGGCCGTCGATGAAATTAATTTCTGCCATATATCCATTAAAATAAAATGATGCAGAATCACCATATCTTCCTATTGCATTTGTATATGCACTATTGAAAAGATATGGAGTTGAAGAAGATGTCCATGATCCCACCTGAACTCCATTTGTATAAAAATAAGAAGTGCTGCTTTGGGTTACAGTCAATACAAAATGATACCATGCTGATGGATCTCTAAATACTGATGTTGTTGTAAGCACAGTTGAGTTTACGCCAAGAATTATTGAAATTGTGTTATTTGAAAGAAGTTGAATATAACTTGGATTGCTTGCCCCCTGTCTTGAGCCAAACATTGTTTGCTCTAGGGACAATTCTCCGCGCTTAACCCACCAGCTTAATGTGTATGTGTACGGAGTCCCGGAAAATGTTCTTGTAAGATACGCCGAATCAGCAGAATTAAACCTCAAACTCCGCTCGATGCGGTAGGTGTCGGAGTCGCCTTGCACTCCAAGCAGGCCGTTTGGATGGACAGGCCAGGGCATTGGAGGTTACGAGAAGTTCTGGCTTGCTACGCCGTAAAGGACGGTTCCGTTGGAAACAAATGAAAGAACATCAACCTGTGACGATCCGGTTGAAAGCACGGGTGCAGATCCTCCTGGGAACTTGTATGCAGTGCTGAATGAAAGCGTGTTTGATCCACCCGTCCCCTGTGTGACAATAAGCACATAAGTTGCTCCGGCCTGAAAATTGGTCGGCGTGTTCATTGTGGAGTTGGTTGTCACGGTCAATGTGGAAACCTGGTTTTGGGACAAATCCCAAGGAACTGTTCCGTTTGTGATTGTAAGCGAGGTGGCGGCAAAATTATGGGCGCGGCTATATTGTTGCGCCGTGTTTACAACCGCCACACGGGTTCCGACCGTGGCAGATCCAGTGCTGATGGTAAGGTCGCCAACCAGCGTGGTTGTGAAATTTCCGATTGTTCCAGTGGTTGAGTTAAGCGTACCAATCGTCCCGGAAGTGCTGTTGATCGCACCGGAGAACGTGCCGGTAGAGCTATTCAGCAAGCCGCT